GTATCAGTTAACACGAGAATTTCTTGACGCGTCTGAATAGCTGCAACGATTTTTGACCCACGAGACAACAATAAACTACCTGCTTGGTTAGTTGCTGCAGGGGTCCAATTAGTCACATCTTCTTGGTCAGACCAACGAATTAGCAGTGGGTTCTGGTCAGTGCTTCCATAATCATTGCAACCAAAAGCAAACACAAACCGATAAACATCGGAGACCATAATGAAGTTTTGAATAACCGGTACACTTGAAGCCCCGTAAAGTGATGTTAAAGCCACACCTCGAATGGATAACGCTTGAGCACCCGATTGAGTACCTGTGGTAGTGATTAATGCACCTGTCGGTGTAGCCGACACATTGAACTGTGTACCTGTTACGTTCCGTGCATAATATGTGACACCGGCAGTTAAGCCTGTAGGTAAAGCACCTGTTGTTGTAAAGCACACAGGATCATAGTCGACCAAAGTATTGATGGCGCTAACGACAGCAGGTGACGCGATACTAATGGATGCTGCAATCGGATTAATGCCTTGGCTGGCATTGTAATAATACATGGCCCCGCCACGAGGACCAAAGACTAAGTCTTCACCGAAGTTACTCTGTGACCACAACCGCATTGGGTTGTCTGATGTTGCACTATAACCCCAAGTACCTGAACCCCAAGCGCCACCACCCCAACCTGATATAGATACAGAAACATCCGAGCCTGTATGGATTTCATAGACAGCATTAACCGCTGTACCACCATGTCCAGTGTCTGCACCACTTGCAGGTGTGCTCACTTCGATTGTGTAGTTGTCTGCGTCCACATAAGTGATTTGGAAGTTTATGTCATTCAGAACCGCTGCAGAGATGTTACCACCTAGACCTGTTGCTCCATTGAATGTCACAAAATCGCCGTTAATAGCGCCGTGGGCTACTGCATGAACCGTTACCGTAGTTAGTCCTGCAGATGCAGTAAACGGATTAGATAATGCTTGTTGCGAGCGGATAGGTGTGATGTCGTAGTAACCACCACCCTGCATGATATAAAACTTTAAGTTAGTACCAACACCGGTGAAATTGACGAAAGATAAAGTCTCCCAGTTCCACAACGAGCGGCATACACCTAAATAACGATACGATGAGATTTGTTCCCAACCACCGATAGTCTGCGGTGTACCTTGACGAAAGCGAATCTTATCGCAGTCGTAGTAGCCTGATTCTGTGTAGAAGCGGGTGTTTTCGCGGTTAACACCGGGTCGTTGGACTAACTTTTTTATCACGGTTTATCCCTCGTAAGGTCTAGTACCTGCATGGTCTATGATTAGCATAGAATGTCGAGGCTTATCCGCTGGTGTGTTAGGAATACTGATATGAACCCAACTATCGAACTCGCGAATTAGCTGGTCGAATTTTACACCAGCACCGATAATAGCTTTCATTAATTCATCAACAGTAACACCCTGAGCTTTAATATCCGCCGCACAACCCTGCAAATGTTGACTTGTATCTCTACTACCTACTGCGTGGTTTACTTTATGGCAACGATATCCACTTGATATACGAATAGGTTTACCCACTGCATGACGGACATCTTCCAGTAAGGCACATAAACGCTTTAGGTTCTCAACCACATAAACAGGTGGCGTATTGTCGATACCTAACCTCGCAGCGGTGTCTGAAGCTGTTAGTTCTTTGAGTGTAAAGTGTTCTGATAACTGCATTATTTATCCGAAGTAAACGCGCCAATAATACCCGCCAAACCCATACCCGCAGTGATGATTGCTTGGGACTGTTCAGGCTCTAGGTTTATACCAACTGCAGTTAACATCCAAATAACCCCGCGCCATGTGGATGGTTGCATAATAATTTCTAGTACTTTGTTCATGGTTTTACACCTCTCAGTTCTTCAGTTGATTTGCAGCTATCCACTAGACCAGTAATATCACGCAGTCTTTGCTTCTCCGCTACGATAGCCGTTGTGTCTTTACCTTCTTCCAATGCACGTTGGAAAGCAATATCCTGTGCAGCCAGCAATGGCACACGTTCAGCACGAAGTCTGTCTTTAGTTTGCGCTTTAGCTTTGTCTAGGTTGACTGACACAACACCGTCAATCAGTTCCCAGCTATTAAAGAAGTCATTATCTTGTTCTGGTAATTCTGATGCGTCCACAATGATTGCGTGGTTCGGTGCGTCTTTTGCTAATACTGCTTCAATAGGTAGTTCGCCCGTTGGAACGCATACACTGACATTGCCGTTTTCGTTTGTAAAAATAATTACTTTTGTCATCTGTTTAATCCCTTAGTTTCCGAAGATTGCGACGTTCACTTGGTCTGAATCGGCAACCGAGCCTGCTTGGTTGATAATTATCATCCGAAACGCATTGACAGTTCTTATTGGCGTGCCTGTTGTCCCCATTTCGTACATTGTTTTGTACGAACTTGAATCGGCTTTATTGTTAAATGCGACTGTATAATTCGCATCACTCAACGCGTTTGTAAAATTTAAGGTGTAATCACCAGTACCGTTCTTAGTCACTGAACTGATGTTATAGTTTGCCCTAGGTGTAATCGGTGTTGCCGATGTACCGTTAAAATTCACCCAAGCCTTAGCTGTTTGTTTATTAGTGGTAACAAACGCAGTAGTGGCTACTTGCGTGGTATTCGTTCCAGTACCGGCTGTTGGGGCTGTTGGTGTGCCAGTGAATGCGGGGCTATCCGCTTTAACCACAGAGCCTGTGCCTGTTGCCGTTGTTACACCTGTACCGCCATTAGCTACAGCCAAAGTCCCCGCCAACGTGACAGCACCTGATGTCGCTGTAGAAGGAGTCAACCCGGTGGTACCGGCGCTAAAAGTACTTACTCCTGCACTTGGTAATGCACCCCATGTTGGTAAACCACCTGACATAGTCAGCACGTAGCCGTTTGTTCCAGCAGCTAACCGAGATGTTACACCTGCGGAGGTTTGGTAGGGTATTGATCCCGCAGCGCCGCCTGTGAGATTTGTGGCGTTTGTGGCGTTTGTGGCGTTTGTGGCTGTCCCGTTGACGTAACTGATACTGTTTACAACGTCTGTGCCGTTACAATACAACTGCATGGTAGAACCATTAGGGACTGAAATACCTGTACCTGCAGATGTCTTTAGTGTGATCGCAAATCCGCCGGTTGTACCGTTCTTAACGATATAGGTTTTAGCAGCAGTAGGGCAGATGACGTTAATAGCAGCTGTCAACGTACCTGTGATATTCAATATCGCATTACGAGCCTCATCAGAGGCGCCATTAGTAACAGTCAACGTATAGTTAGAGGAACCTGACACAGTAATAGCACCTACGCCTGTAATCGCTTGTTCGATTAAGGAGGCAATATTTGTGTTGGTATAACCACCCCAAGTACCTTGGTTGGTTCCGTCTTGCTGGATAATCAGCCTTAAGCTTGAGGAGTATGTATTAGCCATCTATGATGTCCTTAATTTGAGAACCGCAGTATTGCACTGTCCGCAGTGTTAGCTGGGAAAGTCACAGTAAATGTCTGTGTCGATGTTTTATCAGCGCCAAAGTCCAATACAGCAATAGACTTGTTACCTTTGCTCGCGTTATATATCAACGCCCCACGCGCCACAATAGCTGCCGACCATGAAGGATCAGCAAAGTCTACATATGCCGTGCTTCCTGAAGAACCAATAGTAGGAGACAAAAGTTTTTGTCCTCCAGCCGTGTAACCTGAAGCTACAACCTCACCGGTAGCTGTGTAAACTGTAGTAGCTTGGTTTAAATCAGCATTAGCCGTATACAACGCAATGTAAATGTCGTCCGTTAATATGTCATGCACTGCTTGAGGTAGCTCAACTTTAAAGCTTGTGGTTTGTGTTTGAACTAGACTCATCCTACATCACCTTCAACTTAACTTGCCCATCGCGATACGCATCACCACGATCTTTTCCATCACCTAACATTTTGAGCAATGCTAGTGCTTCTTGGTACCTATTTTGATACGCAGCTAACAAGTCAGGCTCACCTTTTAAGAAGTTATACGCTTCAACAATAGAACCCCATAGCAATGCAGAATCAAAGTTATCCCCAAGCCATGTAGTGCCCGCATCGACGATAGACTCTGGGTAGTAGAAGTATTGAAGTTCTAAGCTATACGCACTATTAGGTGTTGGACCTAATATGAATCTAAGTTCTGCATCATCGGCTACTTGACCGCCAAACAATGCATAGTATTTAGGCTGCGCTGTTGTAGATGCATTAGGGTAGGCTTCCCGAATATAGCTAACGTCTTTGTCTAACAAGAAATAATAGTCACCCAGTGCGTCGATAACAGCCAAAGAAAACGTCGATAAGTAATCGTTAGGGCAGTTTAAATAAGGGCTGCTCGAAGTCGCAGTAAGCGTCGCAGTTTTACGCAACGCCGGCAATTGCACAGAGTTGTAGATACGCTGTTCCGCTTGACGAATCATGACATTTAACTGATCCGAAGAGAAACTATTCTCAACGTAATTTTGAATTTGCTCACAAAGGGTTTGATAATCCACTATACCTCCTTGACAAAAGTGTATTGACCAAAAACTTTTCTATTCATTTTAATTGCTTCGCTTATTGTAGTATGCCTAACGTTTAAAAACTCAGCCGCAAATTTCATGCATAAAAAAGAAACACCAAGTTCCTCACATAACACGGGTTTCCATTTAGCTTTAGCTGATTTTTCAACACTTAATTTATCCATAATCCTACCAGTGGACGCCAATCTTCTTTTTTCAACACTTTCGGGCTTTTTAGCTTGACGCTTAATACTGTCTATTCTTTTAGTTCGAATCTCAGGATCATTCCATGAAATACGAGTTCTTTCGCTTTGGGTCGTTAACGCTTTAGGTTTTTCTTTTTTGACGTGTCCTTCCCACCTTTTTAGAGGCCCTAGACGTTGGATGTTTTTAATTTGCGAAATGACAGCGTCTGTTTTGTGACTATCTTTTAATATTTGTATATGTTTTTCTTTCCACACCGGATCGCTCCATTTTGCTTTTAATCTGTCTGAAAATATTTTCCTATGTTCATCCGTAATAACCCTATCTTTACTACCAGAGCCTCCAGATGTCATATTATATTTAGGACAAACCCATTGTATAACTTCCTTTTCAGCGGTGTTTAAATACTGCCTATCTAAAACATAAAAAAGTTCTATAAAAGTAAAAGACTTTTGCCCATGCACATCCCATGCTACTTGCAGTTTTTTAGAGTGGTGGGATTTACTGTTTAATTTTGTCCTATGATTAGCCCATCTCGTAGCTGTTTTCTGGCGCGTTTGCCCAATGTAATAGTCGCCTGTAACAGTGTTTTTAATAGCATATATTACGCCAGCGTAAGTCATCATAACAGTAACGCCCTATGCCATTGGACCGCGAGACATTAACCCTTTAGTAGCAGCGCCTGTGCCGCGCATTTTGATCCCGTCAGTTTTTTCAACATATTTACCTTTGCTGTTGTTCCCGACAGAAATGTTCATTTCCGCTAGGTTATTAGGACCCGGTTTAGTAGTAACACCTTTCATGTCTACTTCTTTGTAGCGACCAGCATAAGCTGATGCAGGTTTGTTTTCTTTAGCCATTATTTGCCACCTTGGTTTTTAACACGAGCCATGTTACGACCGAATTTACGGCGAGCTTCATTTGTTACTGACTTTGCTTTACCGCCTTTTGCAACGTCACCGTCAATGCCTTTTTTAGCGCCGTCATCACCCAAGTTTTTACCTTTGGTTTTGCCTGATTTAGTAATGCCGTCTGCTGCTGATCTATATGCCATGTTGTA